CATTCATGTATTGCTCACCATACATAAATTTATGCCTGTGATTAGTTAACATTTTCCATTCAATCTGAAGATCAACCCACTCACATTTAGTAGGGTTAATACCTAGAGAGATGAAAGCATGACCTTCTGCTAGAACATTCCAACATACAAATATATGACCGCTATCTCTAAGTTCTAAGAGTCTTCTCTTAAGTATGTCTTTCTCATTTACATGGTTATGTAGCCAATGTTCTTCTAAAACATTATTAACTGTAAAAGACGCACATATGAGGTCTAACTTAAATTCATTAGTACCTCGATACTCGAAATCTATTGGGACAAGTTTAGTCATTATCGCCTCTCAAGTAGGTCAGTGTCTGAGTCTTCAGGTGCAAAGTGCTTAGATACTTTAACGTGATTATATCCATCTATCTTTACAACTTCTCCTAAGTCCTTACCTTCATACTTAAATGATCTTAAAAAATCATTAACTTTAGCTACAGATCTAGGCATGTATGGGATATTGTCAGATAGCATCTTAAAAGAATAACTTGCAGCTTCTTTAGTCAATATATACTCTTCTAGTAGTTGCGTCTTCCAATTAGATAAAGATGTTAATACTAACTTATCAAACTTAGGACCATGATACTCTTTATGTGTGTCAAAGTTTAAATCTACAGTATCTTCTAGGTGATTCATCCAACCATGTCTAAACTCTTCAGTAAGGATATACTTCCAGATCCAATTAGCATCTTCTATGCCTAGGCGTTTTTCTAATCTCTCATCTGTTATATCCATGATTGAGAACTTTCTGTCATTTTGCTCTATATATAAATCACTATCATTATTAGTAGATATAATTGAAGATGCAAATATGTCGGAGTCTCTGGAGTCTACACCCTTAGTCTCTACAGCTACATACGCATTAGCCCAATCTTTAAGCCTGTTTTTACGTGGACTATTACCATCTTTATCACTTGAGAACTTACATTCATCATAATAATTAAGTGTACAATTCATTAAGTGACCATTGAAACGTGAGTCAAGGCATGTAATAGATGCTTTATTAAAGTTATCTTTACCATGCAGCTGCTTAATACCTTCAGCAAGTAAGTTTTTACCTGTACCACCTGCACCGACTAACACTAGATATGTCTCAAGCTTATTAAATAATGAGTTATATATCCAATTTTCTGCATAGATTCTAGATGCTTCAGTTACAAAGAATGTATTAAAAAACTTTAAGAATCTGGGATCTATTTTAACATCCCTTTTTCTATTTAATAGATGCATAGGTGCTTTATATGTATTATAGACTCTAATAGGACCATCTGCCCTTTCTTCAAGTTTGTAAGCCTCAGTTAACCTAGGGTTATATTCAAACTCTCCGTAAAGGTTTTGCTCTTTACATGCTGCAATGTGTTTAGGTGGCATCATGTTAAGCCATGTCTTATGCTCAAATGGTACATATGTAAGGGTATCTTTAGATACCATCCTTGCACCACCCTTCTTGTCTCTAGCGTCCCATACAGGCACTAAGTTCATTACATGATCTAAAGAGGTAGGTTCACCTACTGTAGATATTTTAGAGGCTATATACTCGGCTTTAACGTCTTTTAATAGCAAATCGATAGCCATAGGCATGTAGTCTTTAAGATCTGACTGCATTTCCTTTTCATCTTTAAGAGCTAGGTCATTGTCTATCTTCATTAAGTTCTTACGACTAGCCTTAAGTACATCTATGAAGAACCTACGACCTGCTGTAGCTCCCTTAAGGGGAACTCCATCAATTATAAGTATGCCTTTAGCATCTTCTGAGTAACTATGATTAGCTACTGTATAATTTCTAATTTTGTGTGAAAGTGAAGTTTCTTCTGCCACCGCTATCTCCTATCTGCTAAAATTTTTAGTTCCAACCGACACCTTAAGGGAGTGGCGATGACAGAAGAAACTTCGTGAGCAGTATTTATAGAAAATACGTGAGAAAGTGTCAAAGAAATAAAACTAACCAATGTAAAATATTAGTAGACGCATCCAGTCAAGTATGCTACACTGAGTCATAGCGAAAAGTGAGACTAATATGAAAAGTATGAAGCAACTAATGGAAGACAGATTAGAAGAAATTGAGAAACTAATTGAAATGGAGATTAAGGTAAAAAAAGATAAATATTTAAGCCAAGAAGAAATCAATGAGCTTACTAAGCTTCATCAAGTAAAGCGAACATATCAAAAGAGCCTACAGTAGTAGGTTCGTATATCATCACTTATTATATATAGTAAAACACTAAACGTGTTTTCATAGTGGTAATAATTTCTTTAATTTATTTTGAAATTTTTTTTGAAAAAACAACTTTTGCTGAATTAGTGTTTTTGGGACACTTTGCAACGCAGCAAGTACTTAATAACTCATTAACACATAAAGTCATGCCATTATTCATTGCATTATTTATTTTATTCAATGTGTTAATAATAAGTTTCATAATTTCCTAACTAAGTGTGTTAAATACTCTCCAGATCAGATTAAAAAAATACATACTAAGCTAATTTAAACGTAATTAGACCTGAAGAGTAATTAAGTTTATAAAATAAATAATAAAAAGTAAATCAGTCTTTTGAAATATTTGCCGTATAGAACTATTCTATATAGTGTGAGGTGAATGTGAAAAAAGTTGATATATTAGGTGAAAAATACAAAGTTACATCGAGGCTTCCTTCCAAGTATCGTAAAGAAGTTGATCCTTCTCTATATTCTGGTCTATGCTTCAGAGAAGATAATCTGATTTGGATCAGTCCAAAGCTAGAAGGTAAGAACTATATAAAGACATTGATACATGAAATGGGTCATGGATTACTTATGTCGAATGCTATAACGTATACAGGTACAATATCTCCAGAATTAGAGGAGATACTTGTAGAGACTAACAGTAGTATGGTGTTTACATTCATGCAGCAAATGATAAAAGATTATCTCAAGGAAGAAGATGATACAGTTCTTAGATCCAGATTATCAAAGTTTACCAAATTGTAGGGTAGATATGTCTCTATTACAGGAATTTGACGTGATGATAGAGATGCAAGAATACATGATGAGTAAAGAATATGGTGATTATCTCCTGGAAAATGATATGCAAGAATTTAGAGACTCATTACTAGAATATTGGTGGGATTAGCATAAAATCCCGACGAAAGTATCCGAAATAGATAAAATCCCGTTTAAATTGATAAAATCCCGAAGGATTAGCATAAATAGTTGGCAAAAATATGTCTTTTTCAACATTAAGATGTGCGTAAGTTGTTGAAAACTCCAAAAATTAGGTTAAATTCATACAATAAGAGATAATAGTTTCATAGCGAAAAAGGGAGAAAGTTATGAAAAATCTATTATCAGTATTAATTCTAAGTGTTTTATTAGTAAGTTGTGAAGGTGAGCAAGGAGCATCTAGTGAAAGCTCTACTCCTGTTAATCCGATTAACCAGGGTTTAAATATAGAAAATGTAACATCTGACTATTATGGGGTATATGAAACAGGGTGTATTGTAGGTGGTTCTTCTTACTCAATTGCAGATGATGTTAAGATTAGAGTAGAGATAAATGCTACAGAGGTATTAGTTACTGAAGAAGTATATGTAAGTGGTGGGCTAGGGTGTATGCCTGCTAATCTAATTGTTACATTAGACCATGTAGGTCAAGGTGATTTTAAGATAAACACAACTACAGACTCAGAAGGTGTAGTAACTGTAGAAAATGTACTTGAGTTAGATATAGATGATACAGAATTTATAATGGAGCATATTGTATTTGATGATTATAACTGTGGTGGTGTAATTATTGATGAGGTAGGTGATAATGAGTATTTACCAGCTAATGGGTGTGAGTATTCTAGAACAGGTGATGAGCTAGAATTTAATTTTAGCGGTAATCTAACTATTACACAAACAAATGGAATGGATATACAAGGGCTTAGCTCATCGAGCTTAAGTTTCACAAAACAGTAGTCTTTTTCGCTAATTGATTACAGATGAGGGCATTCTTAAAGGAGTGCCCTTGTCATTTTATTGACTATAGTAGATAGTATAGTTAAGCGTGAATACGTTAACATGATCGAAGGATTGAATTATGGCAGCTAAGAAAGTAGGGCGACCTCTTAAATATAAGCCAGAATATTGCGAAGAAATTAAAGAGTATTTCAAATCTTACCCACTATATAAAGAAGAAACTGAGGAACGCATGAGTGCTTCAGGTGCTATTAAGGATGTAGTAGTTAAAGTACCTAATGATTTCCCCATGTTGGAAGATTTTGCATTGAGAATTGATGTATGCCCTGAAACTATATCAGATTGGCAAAACAAATTCCCTGAGTTTTCTAAAGCATGTAAGGTAGCTAAAGGGGTTCAAAAGCAATTCATTACTAAACATGCACTAAGTAAAAACTATAGTGAAGGTTTTTCAAAGTTCTTTGCAATTAACAATCTAGGTATGGTAGAAAAGTCTGAACTTAAAACAGAAAATGAACATAAACATGAAGGCTACGGATTAGCTTTTGATTTGACAAGGAAGCCTGAATAAACAGGAGATAATTGTGAGTAGGTGTCTAGAGTGTCGGAGCAAAGGCGAGTGCGAAGAGTGGTGTGGTATTAGCAAGGAGGAACTACACAGTAGTAGTGAGTATGCATACTACTTACTCAGCAGAGAGGAAGATAAAAATAAAAAACTAAAGAAAGTTATTCAAGAGTACTATGCCCAGATAGTAAATTTAGAGAATAAAATAAAGAAACTACACTATATGGATGAAGATGTAGATGCCTGTTTGATTAGATCGTCTTACTATGATAACATCTAAAGAAATAAACCAAAATAACATTTAAGCACCAATGGATGGAGTTTAATAAGCTGGCACGATGCTTGTTAGCACATACACGATAAGGAATATTACCGTGCATTGCGATGACACAAAACAGTGCTACACAAATGTGTGTCACATAAAGGAATGAAAATGAAAGTAAGAATAAAACCAACATCAAAAGGAACAAAGGGTGTTGATTGGGAAAGATGGTACTCTATTCAAGTAAAGACTTTTTTAATTTGGAGTAAATGGAAGGAAGTTAGAACCATTGACGAGGCAACTGAGTTAATAAATATCTTTAATGTCACTGAAATAGAATACAAGATATTCTAACAGCTCAAAAAGACGGGCACTAAATAAGGAGTGAGATTGTGCATGAATTAGACGGGTATACAAGAGTGCCAAGTAAAGAAAATAGCTATATTAAAGCATCAAAATATTGGAAAGATATAACCGATGTTCAAGATAGGCATGATCTGATATTGAAAGATATAACCAAACTACAAAACCGCCTTGAAGAAGCTGAGAAGACCCTAAGAGAGATTATAGAAACTGAGGGTGAAATAATATATGGAGCGAATATACTAAGGGCAGCAGCGAGAGAGTATTTTGAAAAGACGAACACTAAATAAGGAGTGAGATTGTGAGTAAGTTTAAAGAATTTGCAAGAAATGTTAGGAAAATAGCAACGAGTGAAATAGTAATAGAGCAACTTNAATCTCTAGAAGATGAACAAGCCAAACTCCAAAACCGCCTTGAAGAAACACACATACTTGAAGAAACACACAAACTTGTCGATGAAATACTAGAAGATCGAACAGGTAAATTTGATTGGTACAAAAGCGAAGTGGGTAAGAGAGTGTTAAAGATTAAGGAGTTGTTGAAGTAAGTAATTTGACACATCTATAAGTTAAAACATACTATTTCCCTACATGGAAGTATTAGCACCTTTATCATTTTAGCACATTTGACCCTAATCCAATTCGTTGGCAATATAAGGTTGTATGGGATCAACATAACACATGGGAATATGACCAGGGTGTAGTGGCAGTGCTATACAGTGGGTCAGTTGGATCTGCTAAAACTACATTAGCCTGCTTTCAAGCTATTCACCATTGCCTAAAGTTTAGTAGAGCTAAGTGTCTATTAGGTAGACGATCACTTCCCGATTTAAGAGATACTATCTATTCTGAAATTGTAGAGATGCTAGAAAATGACGATACTCTCCAGGAAGGTGAAGACTATGTTACCTATGACAATACTTGTAGAGTCTATTTCCCTAAAACTAAGTCAGAGATATTTAGTAGAACCTGGGGAGATAAGAGATACAAGAAGTTTAGATCACTAAAGCTATCGATGGCTATAGTTGAGGAAGCTACAGAGAATAACATAGAAGATAGACAAGCAATTAGAGAGATAATGCAGCGTCTAAACAGAATAAGTCATATAAAAGAAAATACACTAATATTACTAACCAACCCAGATAGTCCTGCTCATTGGATACATAAAGACTATATAGAGCGTAAGCATGAAGCCAATATCCATGTATACTATAGTCTAACTGAAGATAATGTATTCTTAGATCCAAATTATATTACATTCTTAAGGCAGAATTTAACAAAGAAAGAAGCCGATAGGCAGCTTAGAGGTATGTGGGTAGAGATTGACTCAGATCGGATCTACTATGCATATGATTCAGAGAAAAACTTTAAAAGAGATGAGAAATATCAATTAGACCCTAAGCACCCAGTAGCTTTTATGTCCGATTTTAACATTGGAAAGGGTAAACCTATGTCATGGGCATTAGGTCAGGAGATTAATGGAACATTCCACATATTTAAAGAGTTTCACGCTGAGACAATGAGAACCCAGGAACTATTAGAAGATATGGCAGAGGCTAATGCCTTTGAATTGCCAGTAACCTGGGAAATCTACGGAGATGCCGCTGGTAAACATAATGACACACGCTCTCTCTGGTCAGATTATGAGATTATAGAGAAATTTATAAGCAACTATAGAAGAAAAGATGGATCATTGCTGCAGTATAGTATGCATATCCCTAAAGCTAACCCACCGCTAAGACGTAGACATAATACAGCTAACGGATTATTCTGTAATGACTTGGATCAAGTACGCTTCTACATCTATAAAGGGTGTGAGTGGGTTGACGAAGGGTTCAGATTAACGGAACCTAAGAAGGGTGCAGATAGAGTAGAAGATGACAGTTTAGCTCAACAACATGTCACTACTGCCATCACATATTGGACAGATTATAAAACGCATAGATATAGCGACCCTAACAGGTCAGCAATGAGGTCAAAAACATGATTAATAACATAGAAGTTAAGCCTTTAGCTCAAAGAATCCCATTTATCATTGATAGAATTAATGAATATGAGCCATTCTATAAGCATAATGAAGAAATCTTAGATATATATGAAGGTAATTTACTGCCGTATATAGAAGAGTTAATGTGTGAAACATTAGACAATAAGTACTATAGTCAAATTAAGCATAGAATACTGCCAATTAACTTTATTCAAAAGATAACAGATAAATTAGCTAAATCTTATGCTGACTCTCCACTAAGGAAAGCAGATAACCAGGACTTTATCGATGATATGACAGAGATGCTAGATGTAGATGAAGCAATGATGTTAGCTGAGGAGTATAGTTACTTGAATAGAGGATATGCACTAAAGCCTAAGCTAACAAACGCTGGAAAGCTTAAGATTGACGTACTTCCATTTGATAAGTTCTTAGTATTAGCTGAAGATGCATCTGATAAGTCTACACCTACAACATTTATAGAATTTATGGGTAAAACAGAACGTCAAATTGTAGTAGAAGGTCGTGAAGACATTGTAGAAATGAATTGGTATATAGCTTATACAGATGCTGAGATTATCGCTTTCGATGCTCAAGGTAGACAGATGATGGAGATAACTGAAGGGATTAATCACGTTAACCCTATTAAAGCTATTCCATTTGTATATGGAAATAGATCAGTTTCTAACATAATGCCTAAGCAAGATACAGATTTTCTTAAATTAGCAAAGATATTACCTCTAATGTTATCAGATGTTAATGGAGCTATCATGTTCCAATGTTTCACGTTGATCTATGGAATAGATGTAGACTTTAAAGATGCTAAAATGAATCCTAATGCTATTTGGGAGTTAGAATCTAAGAAAGGTGGAGATAGAACAGGTAATGTAGGTACATTACAACCAACTGTAGACTCTACTAAAGCCCTAGAGTGGTTTAAGAACATTCTAGCATTGTGGTTAGATTCTAAAGGTATTGATGCTGGGTCCATTACACAATTAGACAGTAATACAATAGCAAGTGGTTTATCTAAAGCAATGGATGAGATGGATACTACTGAAGCACGTAAGAAATCTATTAAGAAACTACAGAAAGAAGAAAAAGCCCTATTTACACTATTGGCTAAGATGAATAACTATTGGATTAAGCTACCTGAGTCTAAAGATCTTAAACTTAAGCAGATTAATGAAAAAGAGATAGAAGATAGCATCCAGGTAGAGTTTAAAGAACCAATGGCTAAGCTAGACTACACTACAGAGATAGGTAACTCAGTTACAATGCTTCAAAATGGTCTAAGTTATAGAGAAAAAGAGATTAAAAGACTACACCCTTATGCATCTGAAGAAGAAATAGATCAGATCTTTATAGAATATGGCGAAGATAGAAATGAAATAGGTGTACAACCTGCAGTAGAAGAATCTCAAGAGGACTTAGCTACTGAAGAAATAGTAGAAGATGAAGACAATACGCAAGGAGAAAATAATGGATAATGTTGAAATTAAAGAAGAGAAAAAGGTTACTAAGAAGAAAGTTTCTAAGAAAGTAGCTAAAAAGAATGAAGATAAGTTAAATGCTACTCAAAAGATGATGATGCACCTTAATGAAATGAAGGTTAAAGCTGGAGTACCTATGGCTTACTCTGCTGAAGAGATTGCTAAGGCTAAATAGTGGCAGAACAGCAGAAGTTTACTGTTAAAGTATCCAAGAAATACGATGAAGAGACTAGAATAGCTATCGGATTGGATATTATTGACAGGATTCTAGAACGTACAGCTAAAGGGAATGATAAGAATAACAAACCCTTTGCCGCATATTCCAGCTCATATAAAGGGTCATTTGACTATAAGTTAGCAGGTAAAGGTGGAAAGCCTAACCTGTTTCTATCAGGTGAGATGCTCAATTCAGTAACATTACTAGAAACAAATGAAGGGGAAATCACAATTGGAATACCTGAAGATGATGATTTCAACAATAGTAAAGCTGAAGGGAATATCAAAGGCACATATGGAGGATCACCTAAGCGAGGTAAGAAAAGAGACTTCATGGGTATATCTAGAAGTGATCTTAGCTCTATAAAAGGTGAATATAATATCCAAAATAAGAAAGAAAGAGATAAAACAGCTAATAAAGTGTTTAAAGCACTATTAGCTAATGAGGCATCTAAAGAGATTGCCAGTAATTTCTTAGATGTAGAGGACCTATCTAGTGAGCTTTAGTAATGAAGATACAATAGATGAGCAAGTTAAAGAAGTCTTAAAGGGTAAGCTTGAAAAAGCCATATCTACTCAAATAAGCCTAGAATATACCAATGTATTAAAAGAACGTATTAAAAAACGTACCAGACTAGGCATAGGTGTAGACCCTAAGACAGGTAACTCAGAAAGATTAAAACCAATACAAGATAGATATAAAAAAGTTAGGAAAAAGAGTCCGAGGCTAAGTAGTCAGACTACTGCGTCCAGGTCTAACCTAACTGCTACTGGTCAAATGATCAATAGCCTAACTTCTGTAAAGATTAAACTACAAGATGGTATCAAGTTTGTATTTACAGTAGGTGATAAAAGAGGCATAGGCTTAGATGGTAAACCTTCAAAGATTGGAAACAAGAAATTAGTAGATTACCAGGAGAAGCAAGGTCGTAAATGGTTAGGATTTACAAAACCTCAGATAAATCAAATTAGTCGGGAAATTAGACAGATAATAATTAAATTTCTACAATAACTTGACAAGGCATTAAGCCACTATCAAAATTAAAGGAGACAAGTATGTCAACTGATCAAACTGGGGAACCCCAGAACACTAATGTCGAAGGACAAGAGACAGTTAACCTAGAGCAAGTGCAAGCTCAGCTAGCAGAGATGCAAGCAAATTTAGAAGCAGAGAAAGCATCCAAGGACAGGATCTTAGCAGAGTCTAAGAAGTACAAGGAAGGGTATCAAACTTTCAAAGCTGAAAAAGAAGAGATTGCAAAAATGCGTGCTCAAGCTGAAGAAGACAAGCTAAGAGAGAAAGGTCAATATGACGTTCTTTTAAAGCAAAGAGAAGAGAAACTCAAGGAATTAGAGGACGAGATGGCAGGCTATAAGTCTGAAATCAACTCAAGGGATGAGGCAATTCTCAACTTCAGAAAAGCTGCAGCATTTGAAAAGCAAGTAGGTGGTAAGCTGAAAAAAGATGCTTATTGGAATCATGTAGATTTTGATAAGATCGCTATTGACCCAGCAACTGGAGATATAGATACTCATAGTCTTTCTAGCGTAGTGGAAAACTTCACAAGCGATTTTAAAGAACTAATAGACTATGGACCTATCGGCAATTTACCTAATGGTACTGCGACAGGATCAGGTAAACTTACTGTAGATCAATGGAAAGCACTTCCATTAGATGAAAGAAAGAAAAGGATGAGGGACGTTTCACTGAAGTAAGCGTCTTTTTTAACTTAATAACAAACACACCACCCAGGGAGGGAATATGGCTGTTACAGAATTAGTAGACGTACAAAATCAAGTACGCACGTTCTGGTCTGATTTATTCATGCCAGAATTAAGAGAATCAAATCCACTTTTAGCTTTAGTAGACAAAAGATATGCAGGTGAAATCAGAAAATCTGGTGACACAGTAAGAGTATCTCAAGTACAAAAAGCTGTAGGTGAAACACTTACAATCGGTGCAGCAGGAGATGACTGTTTTACACCTGAAAAAATGACAACTGCATTTGTTGACATTAAAGCAGATA